GCGAGAAAACAACTTGGAATCGAATGAATCAATCAAAAGTAGATCGTGCGCGCGCATGGCTGCGTAACACTCCAGGAGCCGTCTCAGGTCAGAATGGGCATGGAGCAACCTTCGCAGTAGCAACCTCGCTCATACACGGTTTTGAGCTGAATGCGGGGGATGCCGAAACGCTCATGCATGAGTACAACTCGAAATGCCTCCCGCCGTGGAAGCCGCATGAACTGGCCCACAAGCTGAGCGAGGCTGCAAAAGTAGCGCACGACAAGCCGCGTGGTTGGCTTCTGGAATCGCATTCCGGCATCGGTCAGGGCGGCACTCCGGTGTCTCCAACCGGCAAGTTCGTGGTGCGAAAGATCCAAGCAATTCCGCAATCAGACTTCCGATTTTCAACCATAGATTTCTTAAAAGCCTGCTTCGAACCGGACGAAGTTGTCTGCATTTGCAACGACATCGTGAGCGACGAGGAAGGTAGGAGTAGGCCAGCTTCCAAGGGTACGTTCCTCAAGCGCGACGAATGGATTGAGAAGCATTTCACGCCGCCCATCAGTTCGATGTGGACGAGCGAGGAAAGCAAGGGTGCATACGTCCGCGTAAACCCGTGCTTCGATGAGAGCGGTTCCGATTCAGGCGTGGCAGCATTCCGCCATGTCCTCGTCGAGATGGACGAGAAGACCAAGGACGAGCAATGGACGATCCTCAAGGAGTCCAAATTGCCGATGTCCGTCGTCATCGATTCCGGCGGCAAGAGCTTGCACGGCTGGGTGCGCGTCGATGCAGCGAACAAGGAAGAATGGGCAGAGCGCCGTGACATCGTTTACCGGCATCTGGAGAGCATTGGCATCGATCCGAAGAACAAGAACGCGAGCAGGTTCAGCCGGTTAGCCGGTGTGATGCGCGATGGCAAGGAGCAGAAGCTGTTGGCCATCAATGTCGGGTCGGTCAACTGGGATGCGTTTACGGACTATCTGGAGTCGCAGGACATGCCTCAGGAGTTCTCGCTCGATAGCATCATCGAGTACGACCCTAAGAATGATCCTGACAATCTGATCGGCGACAGATGGCTACGTCGCGGTTCATCGCTTCTCTTTGTAGGCCAAAGTGGTTGCGGCAAAAGCTCGATGGCCGCGTATCAGGGGATGAAGTGGGCGTCCGGTGAAGCGTGGTTCGGCGTAAAGCCTGTGCGCGCGCTGAAGGTGGCCTACATCCAAGCCGAGAACGACATTGCCGATCAGCATGACGCACTCAAAGGCGCTGCTCAGATGACGTTCGGAAAAGAGAACTGGGAGCGAGGATTGCGGAGTGTTGACATGCTCTTCTTCCGCGAAACGGTTCGCACCGGAACAGACTTCGCCACAATGCTCCGCCGTCTCGTTCGCAAGACCAAGGCTGACGTTGTTTACATCGATCCGCTGCTCTCCTACATGGGCGGCAATCCTGCTGACATTGAGGTATGCGCGAACTTCACGCGACATCTGCTCCAGCCGATTATGATGGAGACAGGCGTTGTCCTGGTGCTTGTCCATCACTTCCCAAAGCCGAAGGGCAAGGACGACAAGCCGGAGAGCGTGGCAGATTTGGCCTACTCAGGATTCGGATCATCGGACCTGACCAACTGGGCGCGCGAGGTGATTGTGATGAAGGAGGTTGGCTTCAACAATCCGCGCAAGTTCATGCTTGGCATGGCGAAACGGGCAGACCGTTCCGGCATGACAGACAAGGACGGAAAAGTCACCGGATCGATTATGATCCAGCGTGGAACAGGCGGCGACATCTCATGGAACTACGCGGAGCCTGAGAAGTTCGTCGTTGATAAGGAGTCGGCGAAAAAGCCGTACTCCAAAGGACGATATCCTAAGCGTTAGCCTTCTCACGCATGGCGCGGCGACGGCCTTTCGCGGCGAGCGATTGGAACTTCGCCTTGCCGAGCTTCTTACGTCCGATGTAAGCGGCGAGAGCGCCAGGATCTTTCACGCCTTTCTTCTCAAGCTCACCAACGAGCTTCTCGTAACGTCCGCCACCGCCAAGTCGCATCTTGTCCATAAATTCAAATAGGGTTTGAGGTTAAAACCGACAGAACAATCGCCAGAATCCAAGCGGCGCAGCTCCAAAATTTAGGCGTCGTCTTGTCCTTCGCACTGGCGCAGTTATGCCGCGCGCGGAAATTCTTACGACGCTCAGGATTGTCGCGTTTGATTTCCATGTTGGCGTCTCCAAAGCGAACCTTGATGACGTTGCCGTTGTCATTCTTGACGTACACCGCGCTCTTCTTCCGCTCGCCAGGAGTGTAGAACGGCTTGTTGAGCGTCACCTTACGACCCTTGTAGGTGTTACCTTTTTTTGAGAGGGAGGTTTTCATTAGTCGCGGCGACGAGTTTGACGGCGCATTTCCTGAAGCTGCTTCTCTTCAGACTGACCTTCTTCCATCTGCATCATGGCTCGGTCAGTTTCGAGCTTCAGCATTCTCGACCAGTTTCGATTGAACAAATCTATCTGCTCCTTAGAAAGCTGACTGATAGGAGTGGTGACAGTCTTGACGTAGGTTGGCGACTGAAGCATTCGGCCCACAGCGGATTCACCGGAATCTCCAATAGCCTTCAAAACCATTCGACGGCCAATAAACCCAACAAGACCGCCACCAATCGCACCGCCAGCAACACCAGCAGGCCCAAGTCCGCTGGCAATGTATGCGCCAGCAGTAGCAAGCGTTGGGACGATAGATTTTGAAACAAGGCTATCACCCTCCTTGGATGCAACAGCCAACTGATCCGCAATCGTGCTAATCTTGTCCACACCTCCAGCACCAAACAACTCGTTTACAAGCGCGTTGTACTCTCCTGGCTTTTCGCCACCAGCAATCAACGCTTTCATCCTGTTCGTGTCGATGGCCTTTTTTCCATCAACAAACGAGTCTTTGACGATCCGACCGAGGACAATGTTTTGAGCATCAGCCAGAAGGTCTGGCCGACTTTCCTTAAGGATCTTCGTAAACTCCTCCGCCCTCTTGACCGGATAAACGCCACCACCCTTGGACTTAAGAAAATCCACAATGTTTCCGGCGGGGATGTTTCCGTAGAGTTCTCCACCCCTAATTGCAGAAGCGACAACCTGCTGGAAGTCTGTGGCAGTCTTTGACTGTTCGGTGACGTAATCGTTCAACTCCTTGAGCATTGTGTTTGCGTCAGGATTTGATGCGATTTGCTTGAGAACATCGTCATCAATGGCGACTCCCTTCTTAACTTTTGATTTGATGTCGGCCAGCAAAGAGACGACCTGCTTTTGAGCTTCAACATCTTCACCTGGCTGCGCTAAAACACCCTTGAACTCACGACTAGCGTTTTTCTTCTGAAAATCAGAAAGCCGTTTTTTAACGTCTGCAACTTCTTCTCGGTTTTTCTTAAGCCTATCTTCCGCTCCCGTAATCTTGTTAGAAACGTCAGATTGAAGCAAATCTGATTTTGCTGTCAGTTCTTCAAGACTTGATTTGAGCTTTTCCTCATCTTTGAGAATTGATGTGTATCTTGATGCGACATCTTGGATTTGCCCGAGACTGGGGAAAAATTCGTTTACTACTTCCTTTGACAACTTATCACGACCAGCTTTTGCCTCCGTCAAAGTGTTGAGAAACTCGACAGGATTTTTGCCACGAATCTGATTGTAAATGTAGTCCGAAAGAACTGGCTTCACATTGGTTTCCCAAGTATCACCGGCCATGTCCTTCAGAACAGCAAGCGTAGTTCCGCCGCGAGGACCAATAATGGCCGACACTGATTCAGGTGCGCCACCGCCTTCTCCAATGCTGCGAAGAATGCGGTCAACGTAAGCTCCCTTAAATCGGCTGATTCCTTCAGCGTACTTTCTGTTTTGCTCGGCAAGATCATCTCGAAGTTTAGGATTTGCATCGAACGCCGCAGTCATCTGCTCGTTGATCTTGTTGAGCTTTTCCCAGCTCTCGAAGAACCCTTGTTGAACCGGAGCATTGAAGTCGAACAGTCGATAAATTTGGGAGCGGATCTTTCTAAGATCTTCCAAGCTCTTGGTTTGAAGACCATTTCCAAGATCAACCTGAACGGTCGTTGCTTGCAGGTCAGGCCTGATTTTTGCGAAACCCTCCTCTTGTTCAGCGTCAAATACGTCTCGGAGCTTGTTCCCCTGCTCGCCAACAATCGTTCCAGCTTCAAAAGCCGACACAGGCTTTCCGCTGACAAATCGATCATCAAACCCTTGTTGGATTCGTTTCACCTGATCTTGCAGGCCAGCAATTTGCGCCTCAATTCGAGTACGGTTGGCGATGTCTTCAGAGCCAAGGTTTGCTCTTTGGTTGCTCAAGCGAACAATGTCATCTTGAAGCTCAACAGCTTCCATTTGAAGACGGCCTTCTGCTGCTCTAGCAAATTTAAGAGCGCGCTGATTTCGTTTGTCTTTGAATCCAGCAGTTTTCTGAAGCGACTCGTCAATTTTTCGAGTTGCCTGCTCGGTCAGTGCATCAGATTGGCGTACAACCGACTCAACGACAGATGGGTTGACATCGGTTTTCCCAGAAATCCTTCCAAGCTCACCAACAATGGCCTGAGTCAAATCATCGCCAGAAAGACCAGACCGTCGCCCCTGAACAACCGACTGCTCCAGAAACGATTGAACGGTGTTTCTAAAGTTCTCAACGTCCTGAGGAGATGATCCTGAGAACGCTGGATTATAGAACGTGTCAGCAACCTGACGAGAAAGGGCTGGGTCGATGCCTCCAGCATTTCCGAGTTCTTGGCGAATTAAATTGGCGCGGTCTTCCAGAAACTTCTGAGTAAAAGGACGTTGCATTTCACCCGCAAAAGCAGCGGGGAATTTACCAACTGATGGCGCGCCTGAAACCGCTCTTGTAGCTGCCCCAACACCGCGAACCGTGGTTGATATGGCAGGAAACAAAACGCTTCCCATTGCCGTTCTCAACGCCATCTCTCCGCCGGTAACATCTTCACCGAAAGATTCGATTCCAGCTTGAGCAAAAGACTGCGCGCCACCAGCGGCGGCTTCTTTCCTAACTTGTGCGCCAAAAGTTGCTTGCTGCGGAACTCCAGTTTCGCTCGTCAACAAACGGCGAACGCCTGTTCCAGTCCCCGGTTTTGCGATGCTTGGAGTAGGAACGCCGGATGCAGCAATCTGGAAAGGCCGCATTTTCTCAGGTTCCAACAACTGAGAAGTTAGCTCCAAACCAATGTTGCCAAGCACCTCTCCAGCAACAGTTTGTCCACCAGGAACAAAACCAAGGGCTAAAGGCCCACCGTATCTGACGGTGTTTGCAGCCACTTTTCTTGCCCTCTTGCCCTCAAAGTCGGCCAAGAACTGTCTTTCTTTGTCCGTGAAATCCTCGTCAGGCAGCGGCTCGTAATTGCCAGAAACAAACTTCTGAAACTTACGCGCACTGTCAGGACCAAGGTAAAAATCAGCCTGCTGAACAATCGGATCTTGAGACTGAAATCGTTGCTGGCCGACTTTTGCGGACTGCTGAACAGCTTGATTTAGTGCTGCCGGTGAACCTGCGTCTTCAAAAACAACTTCAGGTTTCCGCATCGGAGGAGTTTGCGGCGTAGACAATGCGACAGGTTGCTGCTGAGTTGCCTGAACCTCGTCGTCAAAAACAATTTCAGCCATGTTCGTGTTTACTTGATGGTTGCGGGTCTTCCACCGACTGAGATTCTGGTTCCAACTGGAAGATTTGCCGACTGAGCTTCTTGGATTGAGTTAAACGACCGAATTTCAGACTGTTGTTGAGGGGCCGTCTCAACACCTAAAATCTCATCCGCCCTACGTTCAAGTTCGTTGACGTAAGCTCCGTATTGCGGGTTGGAAGTGATTCCCTGCATCCTCAGCTTCTCAACACGGTCTTTGATTGAGCGAGCGGTGATTTCTTTGAACGTATCGATACGGTCAGAGAAACCAACGTCTGTCGGCTTTCCGATTGAAGACGTAACTCGATCAACTTCAGTTTTGGTCAACGCTTTACCGCCGCGTTTGAACAACGCGCCAGTTCGCATATTTTCGTAAAACTGATTTACGGTTTTCTCGGGCAGTGAACCGCCAAACACTTCACCGGCTTTCACCTTGATGTTGAATGCTGGACCGAAAATGTCCTGGCTGAGATAAGGCTCAAGCGGCTTAATACCGTTAAGAACAGCCTCGGAAAACTCAAGTTCGTCCAGATCGAGCTTAGTCGGAGCGGGTAGTTTGCCTCCAGACTCTGCTTTGGTTTTTGCGGTGTCGGCCTTTTGCTGATTGATATCAAGCTGTCTACCCTTGGTTTCAACATCAAGCTGATACCTCTTTTCCTTAAGCAACGCTTCCTCTGTTTTAAGAGCTTGATCAAACTCAAGCCTTGCTTTGTCGATGTCGATCTTAGATGCACCTTCCCTCGTTAGCCTATCAAGATTGGACGCAGCAATTCTCAATTTATCTCTTGAAATATCAAGGTTGCCAAGAAGAGAGGCAGTCTTAGCTTCTGATTGTCCAATCTTTGAGGAGCCTATTTTTTCATAATAGGCGTTCATTTTCTGAACGTCGATGTTAGGACTTCCGTCTTGATTGAATCCTATCCACGCTCCGGCATCGATTGCCTTGTTTATCGTCGATGCCCTCAGTGTGTTGGAGGTAGCTTCTGCCCTGTCTCTGGCTTTCAGGAGTTCAGCGCGAGCAGAATACTTCTCCAGATTGTTGAGCATCTTGTCCGCCTCAAGTCGGTATTGTTTAGACTTAAAGGCGGGGATGACTGGAAACTTCGCTTTTGCGCTAGGGTTGTCGAGATAGTCTCCGACCTGCTTGCTGAGTTCTGAAAATGCGTTGAACTCATCAACCTGAGCTTTTTGTTCGCCAATCGCATCAGCAAGAGTCATGTCTCGAATCTTGTTCTGAAGCGCCATGCCCTGCTGCTGGAGCAACGATTCAGCCGTCTGCATCTGCAACTGCTCCATCATCCGCTGCTGCGTCTGCGCGCGGTCGAACAGCGATGCGCCTAGCTGAAACGCTTGAAGAGATTGGTCGGCCATAAGATTTAGAGTCCGAAATTGGACGAGCTGTATTCAGGGAATAGGCTGGTAGATTGCGGCCCTATTTCAGAGGTATTTGTTCTCGGGAAAGAATAAAGCTCAGGATCGTTCTGGGGATTGTAAGACGATGGCGGTCGATATCCTCCTGGCAGTTGAGACATCAACGCACTCGAAATTCCATATTGCGACAGCGCACCGCCAACCTGACCACCAAATCCAGTGACAGCACTCTGCAACGCTTGCTGCATCGGAGAAGCGGAAGCAGCGGCCTGAGCGGCTTGCAAATCGCGTCCATACTGAAGCTGTTGCTGTTGCTGCATAAATCCAATCCGCTGAGACGGAGTGATAAACATGCTACTCACCGAGAATGGCTGAACCATTCCAACAGACCGCTGCTGCTGAATGAAACTCTGAGCTTGAGCCAGACCCTGATTCTGAAGCTGCATCCCAGTCAACCCCAAGTCGCGAGCGGTTAGCGCACGACCGAATCCAGATGCGCCGCCAAATCCTCCAGACAAAGCTCGTCCAGCGGCAGAGCGTTGAACCTGAGCAGAAACCTCTGGTGAGATTTCGCCTCGCAAGGCCGACCCAATGTTCTTGCCAGCCTGCTGAATCAACTGGTCATAGCCTGGAATCGCGCGACGAAGCTGCGCCTCAAGCTGAGACTGCTCAGCGGCGGTCGTCTTGGTGGCCAACTCAGTTGCAGGCTCAAGCGATGCGATATTCTGCTGAATCGCCTTTTGCTGTTCTCCAGCAAAATCAATCGGCTTCAGCTCAGGCACCTTTGGCTTGCGTCCGCCGAAAAGCCCACCGAGCAAACTACCGGCAGCGGAGATTCCCGCTCCACCCAAAATTGCAGCTCCAAGTCCTATTGCCATAAATTATCCTTTTGGTTCAGAACCATTGCGAGAATCCACCGCCATTCAATCCTACACCGACCATGCGTATCGTCGCGACAGCGTCGCCCAGATACTGCATGGTCTGCTCCTGCACAGCTTGAACAGCTTTGGCTTCGTAGGCCACTGCTTCCTGAATCAAATCGTTCTCTTCCTTTCGAATGGCCATGACCATCAGCTTGATGGCATCAGCGCACGGAGGAATGAGGTAATCATTGACGCTCGTCGCGTTGATATGGCGCATCTTGCCAATAACCGTGACGGTCTGAGTGCAGCAATCGCTGTTTCGACCAGTCCACAGGCTACGACGATACT